GTGGATGTACCCGGTACGAGGAGCCGTCACCTCTTTGATCTCCTGCAACGGATAGATGCACACCGGCGCGAGCACAGGCATTTTGCTGTGCGCGCTTCGCTCGAAAGTCGTGTCTCCCCGAGGGGGGAGCATCACGCAGACGGTGAGATCCATCAGCGTCCTATCCAGTCCACGAGTTCACGGTGTTTCGCTCGGCACTCGGAGACGCGGCGCCACGTGGGCGCCGCTGGTGTTACTTGATGATCTCGACCACCGACGCCAGATCGCTGTCCGTGCTCGGTCCGTACCGGCCGACGCCGAGGACGACGCAACACGCGGGGCCGCCAGTCGCGTTTCCCGTCACCATCGTCGCGCGCACGTACCGCTTGCCGTTGGCGATCAGGTCGCTCGACTTCACGCCGATGACGATCTGCTTGTTGTCGTTGTTCGACGCATTCGCGGCGAGCTGCGTCGCCTGCTTCCCGGTGATGTCGACGGCGTTCGATGTTCCATCCGAATCGCACGTCTCGACGCCGCAGTCGATGGTCTCGTTCGCCATGTCGCCCAAGGCGAACACGAAGATCAGGCGATCCCATTTCGATACGTCGATGGCGCCGCTCACCTTCTGCGTGTTGGCGACCGTTTGCGGATTGATGACGCCGACCACTGCCAGCGATTCCGCGAGAGAAGATCCGTACATGATGCGCTCCTATGGAGATTGATCAGGAGCCGCCCCGAAGGGCGGCGGAACCGGGTTAGCGCGTGGCAAGCGCGACGAAATGCGAGAGCGTGTTGCTGCCGCTCTTGCGGCTGATCGGAGCCGAGAGCCACGGCTGACCACCGACGCGGAACGTCCAGCGGAATGCGGTGAGCCCCTGGTCGAACCACAGGTGCATCGACATGTCGGAGCGGATGCCGCCGGCTTTGTACGGCGCGAAGTAGCCGGGCAGATACGCCAGGATGATGTCGCCCGTGTCGCCCACTGTCGCGCATGCCTCGGTCGCGATGATCGGGCGCCCGAGCAAAGTCCCGGTCGTCGGATCGAAACGCAGACCACCTTCCGGGACGAGACCGGAGACGCCGGCTGCGATGCCTGCCGAGCCGACCGCATCCTTGAACGTCAGATTGACGTTGTAGAGTTGTGGCTCGATGTCCTGGTTGATCAACCAAACCGCACGCTTGCGCGCGTAGTCCGGCATCCGCGAGAACATCTTGAGCAGGTTCTGCGCGACGATGGTGTCATTCGCCTGCGATCCCTCCTTCGCCACCGTGACGAGAGACGGCGAATTCATGATGCCGAGCATCTGGCCGGCAGCGCCCGTGCCGTTGATGATTTCATCGTTGATCTTGAAGTTCATCTTCTCGCCGGCCTTGGTCGTCAGGATCCGCGAGAGGATCGTGGCGTCCTGCAGGAGGTGGTCCGTGACCGGGACGAGTGCGTACATTTCCTCGACGCGGACCGTGACCTCCTTCAAGGCCAGCTTCGATTGCGTCATCGTGCCGGCTTCGGCGCGTCGGTAGACCTGCACGCCACCGCTCGATCCCCATGCGGGATCTTCGTCGGTCGGCACGATCACGAGATTGCTCTCGGTCGGCATGCTGTCGCAGCGGCCCAACATGTTGTCCTCGGCCAGCACGAGCGACTGGATCGCAGTCTTGAACTCGGGCGGCACCGCGAACCCGCCATCCGCGCCCACGCCCTCGGTCGAGTACGTGGTGGCAGAAGCGTTCAACAGGCGCTGATCGGTGCGCGTGCCCTGAACGTGGTTCTTGATCGCCTGCGCGAAGTCGCCCAGCGTGTTCCAGCCCCAGCGGCCACGCTCTTCCGGAGTCTGGATGCGAGTGTTGCGCAGGCCGTCATCCGGCTGGCGAGCCTGGCGCGGCTCCGCGTTGCGCGGCTGCGGCGCTTGCGGCTCGGTCACGCGACCCCGGGACTGGCTCGCGCGTGCGTTCTGTGCCTGTGCGCGTTCCAGCAGCGTGATCTGCCGCTCCACGCCATCGAACTCGTTGGTGATCTGCTCGAGCTCGGTCTGTTCCTGCTCGGTCAGTTCTCGGCGCTCGGACTCCGCTTGGTTGCTGATCGTGGTGGCTTGGTTGCTCAGTTCGGCCAACCGTGCCCGCAGTTCTTCGAGATTCATGGTGCTCTATCTCCTTGGGACGAAAAAAAACCGCCCGGAGGCGGTTTGGTTTGGCGGGCACGGGCCCTATGCGGATTTCATCCGCAATTCTGCTCGGCGGCGCATGTCTGCGATGCGCGGCGCAAATCTGTTCAGCGCGTGGAACGGGACGACGTTGCGGGCGTTGATGAGCGCCTTGATCTTCGGCGGCACGCGCTGGAACTTCGTCTGGTCGAAGCAGGCGGCGACCGCAAGCTCGCCAGTCACGGAGTCGGCAAAACCTGCCTCCACGGCTTCTGCCGCGGTAAACCACGTCTCATCGTCCATCATCGCCTCGATTCGCCCTGCGTCGATGCCGGTGCGTTGGACGTAGGTGTTGACCAAACCGACTTTCGCTTGATCCATCAGGTCTGCCGTCTCGCGAAGCACACCAGAATCCCCGAACGCAGCGCCTTGCGGGTTGTGGATCATCATCATGGCGTTCGATGCGATACGGATCTCGTCGCCAGCCATTGCAATGACAGAAGCGGCTGAAAGCGCCATGCCGTCCACATCCACCTCTATGCGCGCCGGGTGCGACTTCAGCAGGTTGTACATCGCGATGCCGTCGAACATGACGCCACCGGGGCTGTTCACCCGAACTCGGATCAGATCGACCTGGCCGAGATTCTTTAGGTCGTCTTTGAAATTGTTGGCCGAGATGCCATCGCCCCAAAAGTTCGCGCCGATCTGGTCGTAGATGTAGACCTCGCCCGTGCGCTTGCCGGCGTTGCGGACCTGGTAATTGATACTCACGATGCCTGCTCCTTCGCGTAGGCGATGACGCGCAGCAGCTGCGCGTTCTGTGGCGGCTGCTCTTCGTCTTGTGCGGTCGGCTCCTCGATCTGCGGCGGCGCTGGCGGCTGCATACTCTTCTCGGCCTGCTCGTACACCTTGTCGGCCGGAAGCATGTTTGCGGGCGACAGGTAGATGTCTCCCTCAGCGCCTATCGGATTCATGTCCTCAAGACGACGAATATCGTTCACAGAGAGAAATCCCCACTGTCGGCCGCTTGCGTAGGCCGCATAGCGCGCCGCGGTGTCGCCACGAAGCAGGCCGCCGACGTTGATCTTCGTGTAGACGCGCCCACGCGCGGCGGAGCCGATCAACTTGACGTTCGCCTCTTGCTCGAGGCGCGTGATCCACGGCACCAGGCAATCCGTGACGAACTCTATCGACTGGTGCTCGATGTTGTTGTTCGTGCTTCGCAGCAGATGCCCGATCTTGTGCAGCGGCACGCCGAACCAGCGGGCGATCTCCTCGACCTGCTGCTGGCGAGACTCATTGAATTGGCCGTCCTCGGGTGCGATGCTCGTCTGCTTCCACTTCATGCCCTTCGGCGTGAGAAGCGGGCGGCGGGCGTTCTTGGAACCGACGTAGATTCGACCAAGCTCCTCGCGAAACTCCTTCATCTGCTCGGGCGAGTAACTGACACCAGGCTCGACCTCGAACACGCCGGACGGCGAGGCGCCGTTGCCGAAGAACGCCGCGCCGAACTCCTCCATCGCCAATGCGAGCCCAATGGATTGCGTCGCCATGTTGATGAGGTTGTAGCCGGTCATCCCATCGCGGCCGAGCCCGTGAATATGGAACATGTCATCTGGCTGGACATCGGACGACGTGCCGTCGGTGTTGCGCACCCGGTAGACGAATCGACCATCCTCGTCGCGCGCTTCCTGCACGTTCACCGGATGGAGCAGATGCAGCCACAACGGACGATTCGCCATGTCGCGCTCTATCTCGGCATAGCAGTCGCCAAACGTCAGAGCGCACGCAACCATCGCCTCGCGCCACGCAAACGCGGTCATGTTCGGTGCGGATTGCGTGTGCAGCAGCCAGTTCGCCGGATGCGTCTCCAGCACCTCCCGCGAGTCGCCGCGCTTGATGTGGACCTGCCAAGGCAAGGCG